GTAGGTTTTATGATCTAAAAATTATAGAAGGTATAGGTGCTTTGTGGAATCAATTTACAACTAAATGGGAAGCAGCTACAGAAAATTGGGAAAATATAATTTCATCTGAAAATGATGTATATTTAGATAAAGTATTTTGTACTGATCAAACAATAGATCAATCAAACAATGACTATTACACAATTAACAACGGAGTATATACAGAAACAACAAGTTATCCTGATGATGACTATATAATAATAAGCTAATGAGCAAAATTAGAGTAGTAAATTTAAATACATATACAGCACCAAAGATTACAGAAAACAAACGAGATAAGTTTGTAGCATACGGTGAAGATAATAATTATTACCAATTCCTAATAGACCAATATCAAGGAAGTCCTACAAATAATGCAATTATTAACGGTATAACTGAAATGATATACGGTAAAGGTTTAGCTGCAACAAACAGCAATAAAAAGCCATTGGCTTATGCAGAAGCAGTAACATTATTTAAAAAAGATGAGTTAAAAAAAATATGTTCTGATTTTTATTTATTAGGACAAGCTACATTACAAGTATACTATAATGTAGACCGTAGTAAAATTGTGAAAGTAGAACATTTCCCAGTACAAACTTTACGTGCAGAAAAAGCTGATAAAAATGGTGAGATAAAAGGTTTCTATTATTTCCACGATTGGTCAAAATATACACCTAGAGACGAAGCAAAAAGAATACCTGCATTTGGTAGTGGTAATAATGCAATAGAGATTTTGTGTATTAAACCATATAGAGCAGGTTATTTTTACTACACACCAGTTACATATCAAGGTGCGTTACCATATTGTGAGTTAGAAGCAGAAGTTGCAAACTATCATATTAATAATATACAAACAGGACTAAGTCCCACTATGTTATTAAATTTTAACAATGGTACTCCTGATGAAGAAGCTAGAGAATTAATAGAAAGAAGAATATATGAAAAGTTTAGTGGAACTAGTAACGCTGGTAAATTTATATTAGCATTTAATGACAATTCTGAAAGTGCTGCAACTGTAGATCCTGTACAATTATCTGACGCACACAATCAATATCAATTTTTAAGTGATGAATCTACAAATAAAATCCTTGTAGGACACAGATTATCTTCGCCACTACTATTAGGTATTAGAACAGGAAATAATGGCTTAGGATCAAACGCAGATGAGTTAAAACAAGCAAGTATACTCTTTGATAATATGGTAATAAGAGTACAGCAAGAATATATATTAGACGCATTAGATTCTATACTAGCTTTTAATAATATTTCTCTAAACTTATATTTTAAAACATTACAACCTTTAGAATTTACAGATTTAGAAGGTAATATTGTAGATGATGAAACTAGAGAAGAAGAAACAGGAGTAGAGACAGATAAAAACGAGTTATCTGAAGTAACTGCATTAGGTGAGTTTATTGCTTTAGGAGAAGAAGAAGATTTAGAAGAATGGGAATTAGTAGAATCAGCACCAGTAGATTATGACATAGATGATGACTTAAATAAAAAGTTAGAATTAGCTTCTACTGGATCTGCAAGACCTATGGCAAAAAGTGATCAAGATGGTGAAAATAAAAAAGGTTGGAAGTATAAAGTAAGATACCAATATGCACCACAAGAATTTGACGGTGATACAAGAGAGTTTTGTAGAAAAATGGTACAAGCTAATAAGATATATAGAAAAGAAGATATACAACAGTTAACTAGTAAGCCAGTTAACAAAGGTTGGGGAAAAGGTGGAGCAGATACTTATGATATATGGTTATATAAAGGTGGTGGATCTTGTAGACACTACTGGGAACGTAGAGTTTATATGAGTAAAACAGTAAGCCCTGATCCTAAAAATCCTAGATCAAAGTCAAGTGTTAGTAAAGCAAAACAAGAAGGTTTTACACCTGAAACTAACAATAAAAAAGTAGCAACAAGACCTAGAGATATGGTTAACAGGGGTTTTGATAAAAAGAAAGATTTTAAAACACCGAAAGGTAAAGCATTTTAGAAATGGCACAAGTATTATTTATAAAAGTACAGGACTTAAAGAAAAATACAATCATAGACGGTAACGTAGATGTGGATAAAATATTGCCCTATATAAAAATATCGCAAGAAATACATATACAAAACTTTCTTGGTACAAAATTATATGAAAAAATAGAAACAAAAATAACAAACAACGATTTAGCAGGACACTATTTGACATTAGTCAATAATTATGTGCAACCTGCATTAATACATTATGCTATGATGGATTACCTACCATTTGCTGCATATCAAGTAAAAAATGCAGGAGTATATAAGCACGTAAGCGAAAATGCTGAAAGCGTATCAAAATCAGAAGTAGATTATCTAGTTAATAAAGAAAGAGAGTTTGCAGAATATTATATAAGAAGAATGATAGATTATTTAAGTTTTAATAATGATAATTTTCCAGAGTATAACTCAAACACAAATGAAGACGTTTACCCTGATAAAGATAATTTATTTAATGGGTGGGTATTATGATAAGAAAATATAAAATCAAAGACAAAAATTTAAAAAAATTAAAAAAATATATAAATACTAAATTAAAAAAAGATGGCAGCGTTAACTGGAAATTCAATAAGTAGCACTTATCCTAGCTTAATTAAGGTTGGAGATAATGGAGCATTAGCAGCAGCTTTACAAGCTATTACAGATGGTTCAGGAAACAGTAGTGGATTAAGTATGAACACAGGTGGTGATCTTACTGCTACTGGAACTATAACAGCAAATGCTTTTGCAGGTGCATTAACTGGTAATGTTACTGGTAACTTAACTGGTACTGCAAGTTTAGCTTCTAATTTAACTGGAACACCAAACATATCTGTAGGAACGATAACAGCTAGTGGAACAATTACTGGAAATGTAACAGGAAATATTACAGGTAATTTAACAGGTAACGTAACTGGAAATGTAAGTGGTACATCAGGATCTACAACAGGAAATGCTGCGACTGCAACAGCTTTAGAAACTGCAAGAACAATAGCAGGTGTTAGCTTTAATGGTACAGCAAATATTTCACTAGACACAGACGACATAACAGAAGCAACAAATAAGTATTATACAAANGAACGTGTAGATGATCAAGTAAATACTTTATTACAAGTTGGTACTGGACTTACAAAAGCATATAATGACGGTGCAGGTACTTTAACATTAACAAATAGTGCTCCTGATCAAACTGTGGCACTAACTGGGGGTACAAGTATTTCTATAACTGGTACTTATCCAAGTTTTACAATTACGAATGCTGCTCCTGACCAAACAGTAAGTTTAACTGCAGGATCAGGTATTGGTATTTCTGGAACGTACCCAAATTTTACAATAGCAAATAGTGGTTCAGGTATAAGTTTATCAGATTTATCTGCAACGGACGCAGGGGGATTAGGAAGTTTTAGTTATAATAATAGTTCAGGTGCTTTCACGTACACTGGTGCTTCGAATTCAGATGTTAGAGGATTGATAAGCGTAACAGACGCAGGTGGTGATGGATCTTTAGCATACAATAATTCGACAGGTGTTATTACGTACACTGGTGCAAGTGCGTCAGATGTACAAGCACATATAACAAAATCCTATGTTGATGGTTTAGGTATTGCTGCGTCCACAGCTTCAACTTTAGCAACAGCTAGAAATATAAATGGTGTATCATTTAACGGTAGTGCTAATATTACATTAGATACAGATGATATTGGGGAAGGTAGTAGTAACCTTTATTACACAACAGCAAGATTTACTACTGCATTAGCTACAAAAACTACTGCAAATTTAACAGAAGGATCTAATTTATATTTTACAGACGAAAGAGTAGATGATAGAGTAGCAAATTTAGTTGTAGCAGGAGCTTCAATTAGTAAAACCTATGATGACGCTGCAGGTACATTAACGATTGCTAATACAGCACCTGACCAAACGGTTGCATTGACTGGTGGTACTGGAATAACAACATCAGGTACATATCCTAATTTTACAATAACAAATTCAGCACCTGATCAGACAGTTGCTTTAACAGCAGGTAGTAATATAGCAGTTAGTGGTACTTATCCGAACTTTACAATAGCTGCTACAGACACACAAACAGATTCATTCAAAACTATATCTGTAAGTGGACAAACTGACGTTGTAGCTGATAGTTCAACAGACACTTTAACTCTTGTAGGTGGAAGTAATGTTACTATAACAACAGCAGCAGGATCAGATACTATAACTTTTGCAGCAACTGATACACAAACTGACAGTTTTAAAACAATATCTGTTTCAGGTCAAAGTGATTTAGTAGCAGATAGTTCTACTGATACATTGACAATGGCAGCAGGTAGTAACGTAACACTTACAACTGCAGCAGGAAGCGATACACTAACTATAGCAGCTACAGATACAAACACTACCTATAGTGCAGGAACAGGATTAGCTTTAGGTGGAACAACTTTTAGTTTAAATGCAGGTTTAAATAATTTAACAGACACAACAATTACATCTCCTGCAGCAGGACACGTATTAATATATGATAATACAAATTCTATATTTGAAAACGCATTATTAACTGCAGGTACTGGTATAGGTATAGCAAATGCAGATGGTGCAATTACAATATCAAACACAGCTGTAGGTGCAAACGCTTTTGGTAATATAGCAGTATCAGGTCAGACAACAATAGCAGCAGATAGTACAAATGATACATTAACTATAGCTGCAGGATCTAATGTAAGTATAACTACAAATGCAGGTACTGACACATTAACTATAGCAGCGACAGCGGGAGCAAACACAATAGCAATAGATACTTATACTGGAAACGGTAGTACTGCAGCATATACATTAAGTAATTCTGCTAGTAGCGAAAACGAGTTATCAGTTTATTTTGATGGAGTTTACCAATTACATAGTTCATACGCAGTATCAGGAACTACGCTAACTTTTGATACAAACGTACCTAATGGAACAAGCATTGAAGTACAACATTTAGTAGCTGTTAATCTTAGTAATGTAGTAGAAAGCATAACAGGTGGTGACGGTATAACTGCTTCAGCAGGTACAGGTGATGTAACATTAAGTTTATCTTCTGCAACGCCAAACGCATTTACAATGGGTGGTAATGGATCATCAGGTGGTGTAACTATTGCTGATGGATCTATACAAATTAGAACTGGTACAAGTAATGTAGCAGAAATGAGATTCTATTGTGAAGTTAGTAATGCTCATTATCAAACATTAAAAGCTGCACCTCATAGTGCTGCAAGTAGTGCAGTATTAGTATTGCCAACAGCTTCAGGAAACTTAGTAGGAACTGGTGATACAGGTACAGTTGCAAATTCTATGATGGCAGCAAATTCTGTAGATTCTAATCAGTATGTAGATGGTTCTATAGACACAGTACATATAGCAGATAATAACGTAACTTTTGATAAGCTAGAAAACAGATATACTGCATTAAGTGCATTAGGTACTGCATCATCTTTTGCTTTAGATTTTAGTGCAGCAACAACATTTACAGCAACATCAAACGGTAATGCAACTTTTACATTTAGTAATGCAAAACAAGGTCAAGTAATTGATCTAATTTTATCAGGTAATCATACCCAAACATTTAGTCAAACGAACGCAACATTTAATAAAGTAGGATCTACTGATTATGATGGAAGCACGAATAATTTAATACAAATAGTATGTACTAATGATTCTGCNAATCCAATTTATATGTATTCAGTACAACCTTACGCAAGTGATCCAACACCATAATAATTATGAGAGCAATAGAAATTAACGGAGAAATAAAAGTATTTAACAAATTACCTTCTACTTGGAATGGTAAAAAGCACTATATGGGTGGCTTTGGAAGTTCACCTGCAGAAGTGTTAGAAGAAGAAGGTTTTTATGAAATAGCAGATCCGCAGTATGATCCTACTATAGAGGAGCTAGGTGAATTGTATTTAGAAGATAATAAATATTATTATGAAGTAAAGACAAAAACTTGGTCAGAAGGACTCCCTCATTTAAAAGAAAGTAAATTAAATCAATTAGACGTTACAACTTATAGTAAATTGAAAGAAACAGACTGGTATTATATTCGTAAAATTGATAGAGGTATTGAAGTGCCACAACACGTTGAAGATGCTAGGGCAATTATATTAAACAACCATAATGATCAAACTATGGAAATATTAAGTTTAACAAAAAAAGCAGACGTAGTAAATTATGAGCTTAAATAAAAAACTTTTTACAGGTGCTCCAGCAGCATTAGCAGACGCATTTAATGTAGTTACTTATACAGGTAATAGTGGAAGTCAAGCTATCACAGGTGTTGGCTTTAAACCTGACTTTGTATGGATAAAATGTAGAAGTACAGCTCACGCTCATATGGTAGCAGATTCAACAAGAGGTGCAACTAAATATATAGTCCCAAGTGAATCTACTGCTGAATTAACAAGAAGCGACCAAATACAATCTTTTGATACAGATGGATTTACATTAGCAGGTAATGGTGATGTAAATGGAAATGGTAAAACCTTTGTCGCGTGGTGTTGGAGAGCAAATGAAGGATCGACTAGTAGCAGTGCAGCGGGGAGTATTACAAGTACAGTTCAAGCAAACGAAGATGCAGGATTTTCAATCGTAAAATATACTGGGAATTCATCAAGCAATCAGACTATTGGTCACGGATTGAGTGTTATACCAAAAACAATTATTGTAAAAAAATTAGGGCAAACAAGTGATTGGGCAGTTTATCACACAGGATTAACAAGTGCAGCATATAGAATTAAATTAAATAGTACAGACGGAGAACTTACAAGTAACAATCCTTGGAATAGTACAGATCCAACATCAAGTGTTTTTACAGTTAAATCTGACGCAGGGAATGTAAATACTAATGGACAGGAACATATTGCTTATTGTTTTGCTGATATTGAAGGATTTTCAAAATTTGATTCATATACTGGTACAGGATCTGCAGGACATACAATTAACGTAGGGTTTGCACCTGCGTTTGTAATTGTAAAATCATTAGCAAATGCAGAAGATTGGTTGATGTTTGATACTGCAAGAGGAAACAATACAGTGTTATATGCAAATAGTGGGGCAACTGAAGCAACTTATAATACATTTGCTTTAACATCAACAGGTTTTGAATTACCTCGTTGGGGAAGTTCTAATGGTAGTGGACAAAAATATATATATATGGCTTGGAGATTAGCTGATTAATTAAATAAAAAAATATGGCAACAACTAAAGTAACAACAAACGTCTTAGCAGACAATGCAGTAACAACTTCAAAAATAACCGACGATAACGTAACGTATGCGAAAATGCAAGATACGTCTACTAATAATAGAGTATTAGGTGCAGCAAGTGCAGGTACTATTGCAGAAGTACAAGTGGCAACAGATATGGTTGCTGACAATGCTATAAATTATAACAAAGTAGCTGATGAATTCACAACAGTTGATGCTTTAAGTGCAGGTGCAACAGTTGTAGTAAATTTTGATGATGCACAAGTATTTACTTTAACACCTAACGCAAATACAACACTAAACATAACCAACCCTAAAATAGGAGTTACAAAAACATTAATAGTAACAGGGGCAGGAAGTAGTTATACTGCAGATACTTGGCAAGTAGGTGGAGGATCAGGTACGTTTAATAAAATAGCAGGTACATATGATGATACAGGTTCTAAAAAGAATTTATATCAAATAACGTGTGTAAGTGCTACAGAATTTTGGTATAGTATTAGTCAAATAGCAAGTTAAAATGTTTGGACAAGGTATAAATTTTGGTTTATTAGCAGCAGCTGAAGTAGTAGCAGATTTCCTTGTGATAGCAGGGGGTGCTGGTGGAGGTGCAAATGTAGGTGCAGGTGGAGGTGCAGGTGGATTAAGAACAAGTTATGGTAGTACATCAGGAGGTGGAGGATCATCTGAAACAGGTGTAATAATGTCTGCAGGAACTTATACAATAACTATTGGTGCAGGTGGATCAATAACAGGTAGATTTGATGGATATAATTCAGGAGGTCAAGGTTCTGATTCATCTATTACTGGTGTTGCTGCAATTACCTCATTAGGTGGTGGTTGGGGAGATTTAGGAGGAAATGAACAAGGTCCAGGAAATGCAGGAGGTTCAGGTGGTGGAGCAGGATCATATAATGGGGGTTCGTTTTCAGGTGGAGCAGGAACTGCAAATCAAGGTTATGCAGGAGGTTCGGCATCAGGTTCAGGAGGAAACTGGGGTGGAGCAGGAGGTGGTGGAGCAGGAGGAGTTGGTTCAAACGCTAATCCTGGAACTATATATAATGATGATACTGGTGGTAAAGGTGGAAATGGTTTAGCATTATCCATAACAGGAAGTTCTGTAACTTATGCAGGTGGTGGTAATGGTGCGATTGATACAACACAACCTACTGGAGGAGGTGGGTATCACGGAACATCATCTTCTTCAATAGGTCAAAGAGATGGTACAG